TTCCAACCTAGAGCTTTCCCAATGACAGGAGAAGACTTAGGTTTACCAACAGGCGAAGGAACACCAATGCCAGCTGGAACTACATTTGAGGGTGCACCAGTAAGGATGCCAGCACCAGAAGAAACAGTAGGTGCGGGTTTTGATCCAACACAAGGCGGAACTATACCAGCACCATCGGTTATGGGAAGTCCATTACCTTTAGATATAGATATAGATGAATTATTAAAAGATATTGATGTAGAACAAGCTATAGAAAACTTGCCTACACCAGCACCACAACCAGTAGCAATACCACAACCAGTAGCAGCTCCAGTAGTTTCTACACCTATAACACCTCCTCCGTTACCTCAGATTGTTCCAGAAAGACAACCTGTTATGCCTTCTATACCTGTAATACCCCCTGTGTTAGAAGCACCTACACCTATAGTAGACGTACCAATGAACTTAGGTTTGCCTACGCTTGAAAACTTAGCTCCAGTTCAAATACCAGAAATACCTTTTCAATTACCTCAGATACCACAACCAGTTTCAATACCGACATTACCTATGGTCAATACCCCTGTAATGCCACAACCTATGGTTAATTTAGGAATGACTCCTACTAACCCAGTTTTAAATATTGATAACATTGTTTCACCCATAAGACAGGGAAGTCCAAGAGCACTACTAGGAACACTCTAATGCCTACACATAAAGAAGTTGTAAAAGCAGCTGAAGCTGAAAGAATACTTGAGTCTGATGTTTTTCAAGAAGCTATGCAATCTTTAAAAGATGAGTATATGCAAGCTTGGTTAAACTCAAAAAATCCAGATGATATTTCTACAAGAGAAAGTTTACACAGGTCTATATTACTAATACCTGAAGTAGAAAAGCATTTGCGTATCATTGCAGAGAAAGGAAAACTGACTAGAGCAAATATAAATAAAGTCCGTAACATCGGTTAGGGCTTTCCTTTTTCCCAAAAATTCATATAAAATACTTATAAATACATATAAGGAGTATTTATATATGAGCAATAACGGAAAACCGACTGCTTTACAAACAGATGGAGAATTAGCTACTTCCGCTTTCGAGAGTTTTTTAACTCCTCAAGAGGAAAAAGTTGTAGAATCAGAAGAAACAGAAGTAGATGTTATCGAAGAAGAAGCGCTCCCTGAAGAAGCTGAACTTGAATTAGATGAAGCTGAAGACGAAGAAGACTTTGAATACGATGACGAAATTGATGACGAAGAACAATTAGAGGTTGAAGAAGAACAAGAGCAACCCACTTTATACACCATCCGAGTTGATGGCGAAGAAGTAGAGGTCACGCTTGAGGAACTCCAAAACGGATATTCGCGTCAGCAAGATTACACTCGCAAAACTCAAGAGCTGTCTCAACAAAGAAAAACTATTGAGCAACAGCAGAAGGAGTTAGCGGAAAGAGATGCTATTTATGCACAGCTGTTACCGAAGATGGAAGCCCAAATATCGGGCGAATTGGCAAACGAGCCAGATTGGAACCAGTTGTATGAAGATGATCCCGTAGGTTATGTTCGTGAAAAGCAACTCTGGGATGATAGAAAAGAGAAATTAGCTGCTGCTCAAGCTGAACAACAAAGACTTCAACAAGAAGCATTTGCTCAACAGCAACAGCAATACGCACAAATGGTGCAAGAAGGTCAGCAAAAACTCTTGGAGATCATACCAGAATGGCAAAATCCTGAGACAGCGCAACAGGAAAAGCTCGCTATTCGTGAATATGGCATTAACGTCTTGGGGTATTCACCACAAGAGATGGACTCTGTATACGACTACCGAGCATTACTTGGTTTAAGAAATGCGTGGCTTAACAGTAAAACTGTTGAGGCTGTAAAGAAAAAACCAACGCAGAAAGCGAAAGCTCGGGTTGCAAGACCTGGTACAACGAACCGACCAAAATCAGTAGCTCCTGTCAAAAAAGCAAAACAACGCTTGGCTAAAACTGGAAAAACAACAGATGCAGCCAAGGTTTTTGAACAAATGTTAAAGTAATTTAAAGGAATATATTATGGCTAAAGTAACTAATGCTTTTGACACATATACGGCCACTGCTGATAGAGAAGATTTAAGTAATATCATTTACAACATCTCTCCGATGCAAACTCCGTTTATGTCCTCAATCGGAACAAGAAACGTAAAAAACGTAGTTTTTGATTGGCAAACTGAATCTCTACCAACACCTAGTGCTAGTGGAGAATTAGAAGGGTTTGAACTTTCTAGAGCAGCATCAACTGCTACTACAAGGGCAAGCAATGTATGTATGATCTCAAAAAGAGATGCAACTGTAACAGGCTCGCAAGAGGCTTCAGATGCAGCTGGTAAAAGATCAGAAATGGCACACCAGTTAGCTATTATGGCTAAAGCACTAAAAAGAGACATGGAAGAAGCTCTATGTCAAAAAGGTGCTAAAACAACTGGTAACGCTACAACAGCTAGGGTAACTGGTGGTTTCGAATCTTGGATCACAACTAACGATTCAAGAGGAACTGGTGGTGCTTCTACTGGTAGTGGAGCTGCTCCAACAGACGGAACTCAAAGAGCACTTACAGAAACACTTCTGAAAGACGTTCTTGAGCTTATGTTTGCTAGTGGTGCTGAACCAAATCTAGCTATAGCTGGCCCTCACAACAAGCAAGTGATTTCTGGTTTTACTGGAAGATCACAAGCTAGGCAAATGATCGATGCTAATACTGTAGAAGCATCTGTATCTATCTACTCATCTGACTTTGGTGAACTAAGAATCGTTCCATCAAACAGATCAAGAGATAGATCACTTCTATTAGTTGATCCTGAGTTTGCTAAAGTTTCTTACTTAAGAAACTTCGAGACAGTTGATATAGCAACTATCGGTGATGCTGATACTAAGATGATCGTAGTTGAGTACGGACTAGAAGTGAGCAATGAAGCTGCTCATGGTGTAGTCGCTGACTTAAGCACATCTTAATAGCTTAAATGGAAGGGGCTAGGACTTTGGTTTTAGCCCCTCCTTTTTTTTATAATTAGTGTTAAAATTTAGTAGCTATGGCTAAAAGAACCCTAATTGACAGTAAGATTAATTATTCACACGAATTTGCAACCGAAGATAATAAGGTTGTTTATCACACCGCACAAAATGTCGCTCCTGTTATAGAGCATTGCAAGGCTTTATCAGAGAACAAACCAGGTAAAGATTTTCGCCATGTTGCAGAAGTGCCTATGGTAATATACCAAAAGGCTTTACGAGAAGGTTGGGCGCAAGACAACAAGAAATGGAAACAATGGCTCAACGATCCAGACAACAAATTATTTAGAACATGGGGCGGTAAGGTATGACGTATGCAGAATTAAAAACAAACATAGCAAGTTATCTAAACAGATCAGACTTAACATCTGATATAGATATGTTTATAGATAACACGGAAGCAGAACTTAATCGTAGATTAAGAACCAAAGATATGATTAAGAGAGCAACTGCTACTGCTGACTCACAATACTTAGCTGTACCGTCTGATTGGATGGAGGCTATAAACGTAGAAATAACATCTAACAACTTTAGACCTTTATTCCAACAGTCTATTGAATCACTAGATGTATATAGACAATCAAATAATAACGTAGCTGGCGAGCCAATATATTTTGCAATCGTTGATGATTCTATTGAACTTGCCCCTACTCCAGACACAAGTTATACATTACAATTAACATACTATGGATCGATTGATGCACTCAGCGATTCTAATACAACGAACTTTGTGTCCACAGGACATCCAGACGTTTATTTATATGGAGCTTTAAAACACGCATCAATCTTTTTAATGGAAGATGAGCGAGTGCCATTGTTTACTGCTCAGTTTGAGAAAGCATTAGAAGAAATGCGACTTGAACAAGAAAGAGCTGAGTTTGGTAAATGTTCTTTGTTACAAAGAAGAAGAACTTATGGCAAAGCTAAGAAAAACATTTATTATTGGAATAATAATTAGGAGCAATTATGGCTGGATTTAGTGATTATTTAGAAGACAAAGTATTGGATCATGTATTTGGTGGAA